GTCAGTTCGTGCTAGCGGGTGTCCTCCCTCTGCCCTGGCGAATGGTCGCCATTTCGAGGTGATCCACCTGCCCAACCTACCATTTTGGTCGAGCAGTATCGTTAATAGTACGACACGTACGTGCCATAGGGCGGGGGTATTCCTCCCCACTTAGGCGCCCAAGAAGCGACTTAAAGCGCTACTACAATGAGTCGGCTGTAGGTACTACCTCCAGCCAATGTAAGTGCCCCTGCTGCACCTGATAAAGTAACAGGCACGGTAATAGCTGATGCATCGGCTAGAGATACGATGGTGTCAATGTTGAATGTTCCATACACGAGTGTTCCTGTAGTGGAATAAAGCTGGGTCACAATCATCTCCGCAACGCCGTCAACATGAAGCTGGGCGTTTACCCCCATAGCCTCATTAGCGGAGTCGGAGACGAACAGCACCACAGTGATGTGGTAAACACCACGTCCCAGATTGACAGTTCCGTCGGAAGGTATAACATACTCCATCCCACCTATATTCGTCGATACGGCGTCGAAGGTCCAATCCGCCTGTACTGTAGTCACATAATTCTGCGTAGCAGCCTTATACAACTGCAATACTCGAGATGATATAGGTGAGGTGGTGGGCTCCAAATGGTAATCTGAGAAGCGTATCTTGTACCGCGCTTCAACATACCCAATTGGATCCGCATTCACCTCGTCGCGTACCATGATCACCAGCATACCAGGGTCAAACTGGAAAAGGCTGTTGCCCTCAATTCCATACCGCACATACCTTCGACCGGCCAACATCCTCCGGGGCACATTTAGTGTTATGCCGTCCGGGCGATAAACGCTCGATGCGACATGACACTCATATGCAGAGAACTTGGCTTGGGTGGTTGGTGCTTGTGAGTGTGGATTGGGGTCAAATGCAAGCCCTATTTGACCGACGGTGGTTGATATCACGGTTGTTCCGACAAATCGAAATGATAGCTCGATAAACTCGTAGCAATCAAATCGCTTTGCCTCCTGCGACAGTGCGGGGAAGCGGGAGTCAAGCCCAGGATTGATGGCGTACCCAGTGGCAAAATAGTTGGTGTTACCCAACACCTCTGCCTCCACGATGTCCGTCCCGGATTCGACCCTGCCTACCTTACTTTGGCTACTCTCATACGTAATGTAAGCTGCAGCCAAGCCCTTGCTAGCAGCCTTCGTCTTCTTCTTTTGTTGTTTATTCATGATAATATGGAATGCCCTACCATGAAAGGGGACTGTTCATGTTGGCGGACAGCATGTTGAGCCGTGCAGTCTCTTGGCGTTTTGGTTCGCTTGGAAAGTTTTACGTGTGGTCAACAACCAATTTGGTCACCCTGGCTCTGCAGTACCTCCATCGATGGGTTGAGTTTTCACTCGGTCGTGTCAGGAGCACAATACCTTAACTGACACGACGTCACAGCTACTTACGCAGCCCAAGGCAGGATTTAACACGGGAGACAGAGCCGCCAACACCCCATACGTTTACGGTCGCCACCGACCCCGAAGGGTGAGCTGAGGGTACCTACCTCAGCCCGGCAATGTGATTGCTAAACCTGAGCGTGTGACTAGGCGTATTCCACCTTAGTGTCATACGGGAGTAGTCCTTTTCAAGTGCAATTTGTTGGTCAGGGGGAATTCCAAAGGCCTCCCAGAACGACACACGGGCTGTCGCTGTGGGCTCCTTAAATCGCGTCGTCATGCGTAATGCTAGGTATTGCATTCCAGATTCGAGCTCCACCTTTCGCTTCGTTTCCGTAGTACCACGGATCAGCGTTTGGTAGAACTGACAGAAAATGGGCACATCTCCAGCAAGTGCCATGCCGCACATTCCGATGGCTCTTCGATAGAAGTTATAGTCCGACTCATGCTGTATGGGTTTGACCACCACCAAATCCTTGTTGAGAACAACACGAGGGTCCCGTACCATACGGTACACCCCAGGCGTGATCTCAATAGGATGAGACTGGCAGAATTCGATGTGCTCAAGGATATATACTGGCTTCTCAACTTTCAGCATAAATCCTGATTCATCAAACCACCATACAATGCCACTCATGAAAGTGTCTAGGTCGGCACGTTCCATGATGACAACACAGTCGTCACCATCGTTAATTAAGGCACATGTAATGCCCTTAAGCTGACAGTATGACCACACCATCATGGTCATCAATGATATATTCCCAAGTGAAGTGTTCATGTCACCGGATCATCTACCACCATGGACGTGGTAACATATACAGCTGTCACAACAACGGACGAACCCGCGTGTTTTCAGCTGCATCTGTAACATCCAGGCCAGGCATTTGTCGTGGATCCCGAAGAGCGCCTTGTATAACGAATGCTCAAATCGCAGAGCGGCCTGAGACACATGTTGATCAAATCGATGTGCGTCAAGTCCAACTGCGACCGGGCATTTGAACCGTTTCCAAGACTCATAAATCGCCTGGCCTCTCTCGTCAGCATTAAGGCCTTTCATGACCGTTGGTCCTCCCCACATTTCGTCTATTGCACCATAAATCACATGCTCACATGCTTTAGTGTAGACACCGAGGCTCAAATTATAACGCGTCGATCTTGGTTGAATGATTCTTGGATCTTTATCTTCATCCTCCATCGATTTGTCGTCCTTTGGCGTGATGCACAATTTCTCGGCCTTCACAAAACTTGAAACAAATGAGTCTTTCAATTCCAATGGTTTAATAGCCAGAGAGTCCCGAGCCTTCTCATACGCCAGTCGCTTACGCCCGGTATAAGCACTGATAAACTGATCAGTGGTTAAAGGCGATACAACTCGCGTATGTTTGAGCAAGGCACGTCTAGCTGCTCCATGGAAATGGACAAACTTATTGTAACTGGGTCTGTATGGTCTCTCCCACCGTCCATCCCCAGTCTTGTGGAGGAACACTCGTGTGACGATTGCACGAAGTGCCGTGTCTTCATCTGCATTGTGTACGCCGTACTCAATCCCAACCCCTATAGGAGCAAGGTTGTAGATTCTACGTTCCCTATACTTACCCTCAATGCTCTCACGGACTGCTAGCTTCTCACTATTTGGATCGCATGGGCACCCTTCCAGGCTGCAAACAGCATCAAGGAAGAGTTCAATGTCCAAATTAGCAGAGAATCCATTTTTACATTGTGGGCCTCTCTAGGGAGCGGCACGGACGTATCGCGATTTCTTCTCCATGGGTGAAAGTGCTAATGGATGGAAGCATAAGTACGACAGCCCACGGTACACTCTATACAAATAACTTGTATAGAATGCATCGTGAGCCGCTTCACTTGCGTTGATTTCATGGACAGTGGGAGTGAAAATGCATTCAATCAAGATCGTGACATGTTTAATCATGTCAACTTTCCTGAAAGTGACTGCACGTTTCTCATCACTGTTGATCTCAGCACAGATGGCCCTCCTTATAACCTCTCTATTGGGTTCCGTATCCCGTGG